TCCTCGGTCAGAACCTCACGACCGAAGCGCAGGGTGGAAGCTACGCCGCTGCCAACGTTCAGGACCGCGTCCGCGGCGACCTGCTCCAGTGGGATGCGCAATGCGAGAGCACGGCGCTGCACACCGGCATCCTCGAACCGTGGACGGTCGCAAACTACGGCGACGCCGCGCTATCGCCTTGGACGTGTCGCGAGACCGACCCGCCCGAGGACGAGAAGGCCAACGCTGAGACTCGGAAACTAAAGATCGACACGCTGGTAGCAGCATCTGCGCTGTCGCCGCGGGTCGACGTGGAGCACGAACTCGAGGAGCTAGGTTTCGATCTGCTCGACGAGTCCGAGGTTCCCGAGCCGGCGGCATCTGTCCCGCCGCCTGTTCCGCCGATTGCTGCGCAAGAAGAGGCACTGTCCATGGGCCGCGGCCCGCTTGTTAGGCTCGCAGGCGGCAACCCGTCGCGCTTCCTACACGCTGGCCAGACGTGGGCCAACGGGCTGGTAGACGCGGCGACTGAGCTATCGGCGCCCGAGGTTTCGAGGGTCATCCTTTCGATCAAGCGGGCTGCCAAGGAGTCGAGCGGCTTCGAGGATTTCCGGATGCGGCTGATCGACCTAGCCTCGGAGGCGCCGTCGAAGGCCTCTGAGGAAATGTTCGAACGGGCGATCCTGCTCGCTGTCGGGCAAGGCACCTACTCCGCGTCTCTCGAGATCGATGCCGGCTCCTGAGCCCATCGACGCGCTGCAACTGGCGTTCGCTGAGGCGATGGCGTTCTTTCAGGCGAAGGACATCGTCACTCCAGAGGTCTGGTCGGTGCTCGATGAGAAGGCGATGAAACGGGCCTTCTCTGTCGCTGGAATCACGAAGGCGAATGTCCTCGGCGACGCGTGGAAGGCAATCGACCGCGCGCTGTCCAAGGGCACGACCTTTGACGACTTCAAGAAGGAGATCGGACCGGCCCTTGAGCGCACGTGGTCCGGTTCGGTCGCCAATCCGTCTTGGCGGATGGAAACGATCTTCCGGACCAACGTCCAGAGCGCCTACAGCGCCGGCCGGTACCAGGTGACGATGGATCCGGACATCGTCCAGATTCGGCCTTATCGGATGTTCGACGCCGTCATGGACAGCCGCGTGTCTGCCGTCTGCGAAGCCTGCGACGGGACGACTCTACCGGCCGACGATCCATGGTGGTCCGGGCACGTCCCGCCCTGTCACCACGCGTGCCGCTCCGGGTTCGTGAGCCTCTCGAAAGGGCAGGCCAACGGGATCGGCGTCACGAAGAAGAAGCCAGATATCGCGTCGTCGGAAGGCTTCGGCCTGCCGCCCGATCTCGAACCCGTGAAGCCGGGCGCGTCGCTACCAGCCGCAATCGCACAAGCGATCCCAGCCTAAGACCAATGAACCAGACAAAGCTCCACCTCGCCCTCTTTGCCGAAGGGCAAGCGGATCGTGTCCCGCCGTCCGAGTTCCGGATCTTCGCGGCCGGCGTGGTCTCGACCACCAAGGGCGTTTTCCTGTTCGACGACCGCGCGGCTGTCGCTGTGATGGCCGCGTATCAGGAGCACGGCGCCGATATCCCGGTCGACTACGATCACATGATGCTCGACCCGTACGCCCCCATGGGCGGCGGCAAAGCAGCCGGCTGGCTCAAGCTGGAGCTGCGCATGGGCGAACTGTGGGCCGTCGACGTCAAATGGACGCCCGCCGGTGACCGCGCGCTGCGCGATGCCGAATACCGATACGTGAGCCCAGCGTTCTACACGGACGACGAGGGCCGAATGTCGCGACTGATCAACGTCGCTCTCACCAATCTTCCCGCAACACACGGTCTCGAACCGTTGGTCGCGGCGAGTGAAACCACTGCGCAAATCGCGCAAAGGAGCACGCCCATGAAGCAGGTTCTTATGGCGCTCGGTCTCTCGGAGTCCGCCTCGGAGGCGGATGCGCTCGTGGCGCTCTCCAAAGACCGTGACGCCGTCAAAGACGTCCTCTCTCTCACCGGGGCGGCGTCGTTGTCGGCCGCTCTCGGGATCCTCGCCGGCCTCAAGGAAGAGGCCGGCAAAACCAAGGGGCTCTCCGCTCGCGTCGTCGAGCTCGAGACGGGCCTCCGCAGGAAGGAAGTAGAGCGCATCGTTGGCGAGAAGGTGACCGCAGGTTTCCTCATGCCCGCGAATCGCGACTTCGCAATCGCCCTCGGGTGCAAGGATGCCGAGTCGTTCGACGCGTACCTAGCGACCCTTACCTCGCAGGTGGTGGTCGACACCAGCGGCGGCAAGGACAAGCCCGCCAAGCAGACCGCCAAGGTCGCCCTGTCGAAAGACGAGCGGTCGATCGCCGATCGCTTCGGCATGTCGGCCAAAGAGTTCTCCACGAAATGCCTTTCAGACTCGGGTGACGAACCCGCCGACGACTCCGACGAAGGGGAGGTTGTGTTATGGCCGCCACGACTATCGAGCGCAAAGCGCCGCAAATGGGAGCCATGCGCCCCACTGACTACTACGCGCTGCCCATGAAGGCGGCCGTCAAGATCTTGGCGGGCACCATCGTCATGATCGACGCCGGATACGCCGCTCCCGGCGCCACCGCGACGAGCAAGATCGCTGCCGGACTCGCTGACGAGACCGTCGACAACACCGCCGGCGCCGCTGGCGCGCTGACCATCCGGGTAAAGCCTGGGATCTTCAAGTTCGTCAACCTCGTCGCCGATCCCGTGGTCGCCGCTGGCGTCGGAGCTGATTGCTACATCGCAGATAACCAGAGCGTCGCCGCCACCAACGGTGGTTCCACCCGCTCGCGCGCCGGGGTCGTTGTCCAACTCGACTCGGACGGCGTCTACGTCCAGCTCGGCTTCGGGGTTTTAGGAGCACACTATGGCTATCGATCTTACTGGTACCAACCTCCGAAGCATTCAGCGTGGGTTCCGCTCCGACTTCGAGTCGGCCTTCGCGAAGACCGTCCCGCTGTGGTCGCCCATGCTCGCAACCGAGGTTCCTTCCTCGGCGAGCGAAAACGTCTACGCATGGATGAATCAGATCCCGAAGATGCGCGAATGGGTCGGCTCGCGCGTTCTGAACAGCCTTGCTACCAGCGAGTACACGCTGAAAAACAAGGCCTACGAGAACTCGCTGATCGTCCCCATGGACTCCGTGGAAGACGACACGTTCGGCGTCTACCGCCCCATCGCGCAGGAGATTGGCCGGCAGGCCGCGCTCTGGCCTGACGATCTCGTCGCCGATGCGCTCCTGAACGGCACCACGCGGCTCTGCTACGACGGTCAGACGTTCTTCTCGGCGTCGCACCCGATCGACCCCGCCGATCCCGCCAGCGCGACCTACTCGAACTATTACAGCTCGGGCAAGGCGCTCCAAACGGACGCGGTGAATTTCACCGCCGTTCGCGCGGCGATGCTCGCGATCAAGGGCGTCGACGGCCGGCCTCTTGGCGTGATGCCGAACCTCCTGGTTGTGCCTCCGTCGTTGGAGATCATCGCCAAGACGATCGTTTCGGCGACGCTCACCACGAACGGCGGAACCAACGTCCTCCAGTCGCTCGCCTCCGTGCTCGTTATCCCCGAGCTCGAGGTCAACCCGACCGAATGGTACCTGTGCGACACCACGCGCGGGATCAAGCCGTTCGTGTTCCAGAAGCGCCGCGCTCCTCGGTTCACGCCGCGGACGAGCGTCACCGACGACAACGTGGCCTACCTCCGGGAGCTCCACTTCCTGGCAGACGCGCGTGGCGCCGCTGGCTACGCGCTGCCGTTTCTTGCGGTGAAGGCGAAGGCGTTATGCCTCGCGTCGAGATCCGGTCGAAGTCCGACCGCGGTTATCGCGTGCTCGGCATGTCACATCTCTTCGGTGCTCAGTTCGAAGAGATTGAGATCACGGACGCGCAGCTCGCCGCTCTCGCAGAGGAGCCGTCGCAGTTCGTCGAGTTCCGCGTTCTCGGCAAGGCCGTCACTGGCCGCCAAGACGCAGCCGACGCTGTCACCGCAGAGCAGCCGCAGGGCAAGCGCAAGTAACCAACGTGACCACACTGCTACCGCTCGCGACCTACACGGCGAGCGGGAGTGGTGCGTCCACCGCGACCGACGTCTACCGCGCCCTGCGCGGGAACCTATCGGTCACGGCTTTTAGCGGTAGTTCGGCTGTGTTCTCTCTTGAGACGTCCACCGACGGCGCCGCATGGCGCACCGTTGGCCACTGGGACGCGGTCACCGAGGAGGGCGAGTCCGCTCGCGTCTTCGGTGGGCTGTCCGCATTCGTTCGCGTGGCTTACGCGGCAGGCGCGTCGAGCGTAGAGGCGGAGGTCGAGGCTGACCTGGTTCAGGTCTACGCGTCGCTCACAGACTTCGCCGCGTCTGGCCTGCAAACGGGCGCCTTCGATGGCGTCCCGGCGTCGCAGATTCTGGCGGCACTAGAGGGCGCGTCGCGGATGATCGACGACTACCTAGCGGCTCGGGTCACCTTGCCTCTGGTCGTGTTCGCCAACGCGTCTCTGCGACGCGCGACGGTCATCATCGCTGTTTACGATCTCCTGTCGGCCATCGGATTCAACCCCGAGGGCAACGACGAAAATTTCAGGCTTCGCTACCTGGACATCGTCAAGTGGCTTACCGACATCCGCGACGGCGACGCGCCGTTGCCGGGTGGGATCGCCGACTCGGCTCCTGACACCGTCGATGGCGCGCCCGACGTGCTATCCGACGAGGCCCGCGGCTGGTTATGCCGCTGACCGGCAACTTCGCAGCCCTAGAGAAGATGACTCAGGGGCTTGCCAAACTGTCGAGCCCATCGACGGTGGTCAAGGTCGCATTCGCCACGCAAGAGGTACTCGTTACCGAGGTTCGCCTTGCGATGCGCGGAGAGCGGACGCCCTACGGCGAGCCCTTCGCGCCGTTGAAGCGCGACCGCACCCGCAACAAGAAGGCCGCCAAGAAGAGCGGCATGTCTTCGAAGGGCAAGATCCTACGCGACACAGGGCGGCTTGCCAACAGCATCGTTGGATCCATCGACGGCGCACGGGCCATGGTTGGAACCAACGCCAAATACGGCGCGTTCCACCAGTACGGGACGCGGAAGATGGTGTCCCGCCAGTTCCTCTTCACGCCAGTCCAGGGCCTCTCTGAGGCTGCCGCGGGAGAGGTCGCCACGGTCGGCCGACAGGTCATGATGCGCACCGCTCCGTTCATCCTTGGGGCCGCCAAGTGATCTCCATCGCCGACGTGATCGCCGCGGTGGCGCCTCAGCTAGAGGCCTGGGGTCCGACCACCTACGGTGCGCAGAATGTGCCTCGCGCTGAGAAGCCGCGCCGCTGGGTCTGGGTTCCGATCTCAGAGACGTTCGCCGCTGCCGAGTTCCGCAACGGCGACCTGGCCAAGCGCCTTGTTAGCGTCCAGATCCATAGCTGGGGCCTCACCGAGGCCGAGTGTGAGGCGATGCAAGCCGCTGCCATCACGGCCATTCGTGAGGCGGTAGGCGGCAAGCGCTACAACCTGTCGAGCGCGCAGTGGACCACGCGGCAGGACTCGCACAGAGGCGCCGCGCTGGTCACGACGCTGACGATCGAACTGCCCATGCCGCGCGTAACGCTGCCGCTTGGGCCAGACATCGAAGGCTCGACGCTCGACACGGTCGAGATCGAAGCAACTGAGATCACACCAGAAGTCGGAAGCTAAACCCATGGCCAAACATGAACAGCAGGCCGGGCCGATGCCCGACGCCAAAAGCGCACCCACGCCCGACGTTGCAACCATCGAGGATTGGCGCGAAACACGCGCTTCGGCCGCGTGGGCCTTCGAAGCCGCGAAGTGCCTCCGCAACTGGTCGATCGGCCAGGTTGTTTCGCTCTCTGAATACGACTCGGCCATCACGGCCGCACACACAATCGAGGTCTCCTGATGGCGCTCCCTAGTGTCACGATCACCGTCACCGACGGCGCCCTCGGGCTCGCCGGTGCCAACCCCGAAAACCTTCACGCCAAGATCGGGCTTTCGTCCGGCGGCACGGCGAACACCGTCTACAGCTACGGCGACATCTCGTCAGCGAAAGCGCAGCTTCTCGCCGGCCCGCTCCTCGAGGATGTCGGCTTTCACCTGGCCACCGCCGGCGGCCCTGTGCTCGCCGTACCGGTCACTCCGTCCAATGTCGGCACCGTCGGCGCGATCACTCGCGTCGGGACGTCTCCTAGCCCTGGCCTCGGCACCACGGGCACGCCGCGTGATAAGTACGACGTCATTGCGAAGATCATCGCTGGCGGCGCGGTCGCCACCGCGTCTTTCCAGATCAGCTTCGACGGCGGCGTCACCTACTCGCCGACGTATGCCACCGCCGCGTCGATCTCGACCTTCGTCGCGTCCACTGGGCTAACGCTCACGTTCGCCGCTGGCACCTACGTAGCAGGCGACACCTACACGTTTTCAACCGTCGCACCGACCTACTCGTCAAGCGACCTGAACACGGCGATCGACGCCGTCCTTGCAGACGCTCGCAGTGTGGCGTTTATCCACGTCGTGGGCACCGTCGGCGGCGCAACAGACTCCGACAAGATCACCGCGTTCGTCGCGCTCTGCACGGCGGTGGCCACGAAGATGACCACGGCCGAGACCGCGAAGCGATGGATCTTCGCCGTGATGGAAGCGCCGGAGGTCGCGGAGGGCGCATGGGCCGCCTCATCCGTGTGGGCCGCCTTCGCATCGACGCGCATCTCTCCGGCGCTCGGTAGAATCACGATCCCGTCGCAGGTGTCGGGTCGGCAGACGAGCCGCAGCGTCGCCGCGGCGTACGCCTCTCGCTTGGCCAAGACGCCGGTGCAGGAGCACCCGGGCCGAACGGCGCGCGGCGAGCTGTCTGGGATCACCGCAATCTCCCGAGACGAGCGCGCGACGCCGAACGGTGACGTGGCTCGGTTCGCGACGATCACGACCTTCGAGGGCGTCTCTGGATATTTCATCGCATCGGGCAAAATGGCAGCCGGCGCGGGCTCCGACTTCGAGGAGGTCCAGACCCGCCGCGTTGTCGACAAGGCCTGCCGGTTGGCGAACGTTGCGCTGTTCCAGTTCCTGAACTCTGACCTTCGCGTCAACGCTGCGGACGGCACACTGTTCGAAGCCGACGCTCGGACCATCGAGGACTACGTGGATGGAATCGTTCGCTCGGGCCTCGTGTCCAACAACGGGGCGAGCGACCTGCTGATCGTCGTCAACCGGGTGTCCAACGTCCTCTCGACGAAGACGATTCCGGTCAGCGTGCGCGTCGTTCCGAAGGGCTACGCGAACTTCATCACGGCTGACGTCGGCCTCCTCAACCCCGCTCTCCAGGTGGTGTGACCATGTCGACCAATCCGCTGATCAACGGCATCGTTTACGACCACTCGTCGATTGAGATCAACATTAAAGGCGTGCGGTATCTCCAGTGTTCGGAGATCAACTACAAGCACTCACTCGAGCCCGGCAAGCTACGCGGCGCGGCGGCTAAGGTGCTGGCCACCACGCGCGGAGAGTACAGCGCAGAGGGCGACTTCTCGCTGTCCAAGCAGGACGGGCAGCAGCTGATTTCAGATCTTGGCAACGGCTATATGGCCAAGTCGTTCCCGATCGTCCTCAACTACTCCGAGGCCGACATGGACATGATCACAGACCGCCTTCAGGGCTGCCGGATCACCGCGGTCGACGCCGCTTCATCGGGCACCGATGCGACCATGCTGAAGTTCACGATCCACGTGATGAACCTGCTCCTCAACGGCATCGACGCCACGGGCGAACCGGGCAACCTCGGCACGGGAGTCAAGCTGTGAGCGACCAAAAGAGCGATATTGAGCTGTTCGAAGACGGCCTCCGCGAGAAGCACGGCGAGGTGTTCAAGGCCGAGTTTCACGACGCCGGGGACGCCAAGGTTGCGGTCTACTACCTGCGCCCCAAGAAGAACCAATACGACCGATTCACGTCCGACATCATGGACAAGAACCGGATGTCGAATGGCGTCCGGACTCTTGCCAGAGACGTCATCATCCATCCCAAGGGCGACGCACTGGAGGCCCTGTTGGAGCGCATTCCGGGCATCTTGATCAAGGTTGGCGGCGAGGCTGGCAACATCGGGAGCGGCGACGCGGCGGAACTGGGGAAACGGCTGTAGCGGAGTGGCGCGCTAGCCAGGGCGACATCCCCCGGGCTGGCCGCAATCTCCGCGCGTTCCTGCGGGATGACGACTCGATCCAGGCGGATGCGGGGTCGTTTCTCGTCGCAGACTTCCTCCTGCTAGTCCACGCCGCCCTAACCAAAAAATAGACCATGTCCAACGCCGTCGAGTTCATTCTTAGCCTGAAGAACAAGCTGAGCGGACCTGCGCTCGCGGCGAAGACCAGTCTGGGCGGCGTCAAGAAGTCGCTGGAGACGGTCAACACGGCGTCGCGCAGCGTGGCTCGTGCGTCTGGCCTAGGCGCCCAGCAGCTATACCGATACGGCACCACGACGAAGCGCGCCGGTCAGTTCGCCGACGTGCTCGGGCGCGTGCTTGGGGCTAGAACCGCGGTCGGGTTCGCTCGGGCGCACACAAGCGCCGGTGCGTTCGCCGGGCGGCTTCCGACGATGAACAGCCTGGTTGAGTCGCTTGGGTCTGGCGCCGCGTCGCTCGGCCCGATGCTCCTCGGAGTCGGTGCCGCATTGCTAGCTGTCGGAGCTGGCGGCGTTGGGCTAATCGCCGCGGGCGCTAAGTACGCGTCCGAAATGGCGGGCTTCAAAGAGAATACGATTTTTGCCTATAAGTACATCCTCGGAGGCAGTGACAAGGCCGCGATGATGTTCAAGGAGGCCGACGACCTAGCGCGAGCGATGGGCGGCCACACCACGAAGACCGCGGAGTCTATGCGCGAGCTAATGGGCGGCGGCTTCTCGCAGACACAGAGCAAGAACATCACGGCGGCAATTGCTGACGTCGGCGCGCTGTCACCAACGGCGGACACGGGCGCGATCTCGGCGCAGCTTGCGCAGATGAAAGGCGCCGGCCGCGTGCTCGCGGAGGACCTGAAGCCGCTGCTCAACGCTGGCCTGAACGACGACATCTTTTACCAAGTCCTCCGGGAGATGACCGGCAAGACCGATCAGAAGGACCTGAAGAAGCTTCTCGAGGCGGGCAAGGTCGACGCTGACACCGGCATCCAGGCGATCCTGGAAACCGTCAATCGCATGGGCGGCAACAAGGGCCTCGGCAGCATCGCCGCGGCTCGTGCGACCGAGACCATGGGCGGGCAGGTCGACGCGGCGAAAGCCATGTTCGAGCGCCTGTTCATGTCGATCTCATCGGGCCCCGCTGGCGCTGCCATGGGCACGCTAGCGAAGCAGGTGGCGTCGTTTCTCGACCCGCAAGGCGACTCGGGTAAACGCATCCTCTCTGTACTAAACGCAATGGCCGGCGCGGTGTCTGGTGTGCTCGCGTCGCTGTCCGGAGGCGCCCTCGGCGGGTTCCTATCCGGGCTGCTCTCCTACTTCGAAGCGCTCCGTCCGATCGCCGCTGGCTTCTTCGGCGCGTTCGGCGCAGGCATCATGGCGGCCGTCACCGCGATTCGTCAGATCATGCCCGCGATGGGTGGCGCCAGCAGCACGACGCTCGACCTGGTCGGCATCGCCAAGGCCCTCGGCAGCGCGTTCGCCTGGGTTGCCGTCGCGGTCGGCGCCGTCATTGGTGTGATCGCCGCGGTCGCTGGCGTTGTCGGTCTCGTCGTGGTCGGCATCGGCACCGGGCTCGTGGATTTCGTCGGCTGGCTCGCAGAGACAGCGGGCAAGCTGGTTGCGTTCTCTGACGCTGCGCCCGCTATCGCCGGGCAGTTTATCGCCGGCCTCGTGCTCGGCATCAAAGACGGCATCGTCAGCGTCGTTGGCGCGATGGGCGAACTCGGCACCGCGGCCATCGACTCGGTCAAGGGCGTTTTCCAAATCAAATCACCTTCGCGGGTGATGGCAGAAGTCGGCGGCTACGTCAGCGAAGGCTTCGTGCAAGGCGTGGACGCCGGCGCTCCAGCGGCCTCGGCTGCGGTCGCTAACGTCGTCTCGCCAACCGCGCTTGGTAGCCTCGGCGCTGGCGCTGGGTCGGGCGCGATGTTCTCCGTCGGCGGCATTACGATCAACGTCAACGGCATAGCTGGCGGCGACGTGGAAGGCGTTGCGGCGGCCGTTCGCGAAGAGATCGAAGAGGCCATGCGCGTGATCTTCCAGCGCTGGTCGGGAGAACTCGGCGCAGCTCCGGCGGGCGCATAATGGTCGCCCATTGGGACACAGATCCAGCGGATTGGGACACATGCATCCTCGGCAGCTTCCAGCTTCCTGGGCGCGCGAAGGTCACGGTCAAGCGGGCGCGAAAGCTGGACAAGAAGAGCGCCAGGGGCAGGAACGGCGCGACGATCACCGACGGCGGAGGCGAGGGTGCGGAGGTGACAATCGAGCTTGCTCTGGTCGGAGCCGACGAGCTCGACGCGTGGGCCGCGGCTCTCGTCGTGCTCGACCCCACCAAGGTCGCTCCGCAGGCGTACGCGCTCGTTCACCCGCAGGCGCAAATCTTTCAGATCAAGTCTGTGATGGTCGAGGACATCTCGGCCGACATGCCGGACAACGGCATTTACACCGTCAAGATCAAGGCCGCCGAGTGGTTCCCGGCGCCGAAGGGCAAGGCGAAGTCGAAGATCACGACGCCAACGGGAGCCAAGGGCGCGGCGAACGTCCTGGACATGAGGCGCGACGCGACCAACGCCGCCGCGGCTGCTGCACACGACAAGGCGACCGGCGGGCTGGCCGGGCCTCCGCTGCCTCCGTCGGCAACCGGTAACGCGCCTTGAGCTTCCTCTACGTCGGCGAGTATCCGGCCGTCTCGGCTCGGATCGTGATGCCGCTATCGGGGCTCTGGTACGTCGACGCTGACGTAGACGCCCCGGGCGTCCTCGCTGGCTCCGTCGTCGTCGAGGCCCCCGGCCTCTCGCTGTCTGGAACGGTGACGGCGTCGACTAGCTACGGCGGGCGCGTTCGTGTCCACGTGATGCCGGGCGCCGGCCGCATGTCCGAGCCGATCGCGGCCCGATCTTTCCGCGGCGCGACCTACCGGCAGATCGTCGCTGAGACGCTGCGCGAGGTGGGCGAGTCGCTCGATGCGTCGCCGCTCACTGGTACCGCGCCGGCGTGGGTCCGCAGCGAGGGGCCAGCATCGGCGACTGTGGCGGCCGTCGCGTCGTCCCTTGGGCTCACGTGGGGCGCGACCGACGCGGGCCTTGTGACCCTGTTCTCGCCGACGTGGGCGGAGCAGACCGTGGACACGGCGGATGTGCTATCCGACGACGCAACCACGGGCCTGCTGACGATCGGCACCACCGACCTATCCGCGCGGCCAGGCAACACAATCGAAGGCGTCCGCGCTGTGGCCGTTCGGCACTGCGTATCCGACGTCGTCCGCACCGAGATCGTCTACTCCACATGACCTCACTCTCCGACGGCAAGGCCTGGTTTCTGGCGCTCGTAGAGTCCGCTATCGAGAGGACCGACTACCACGCCTCGTACGTCTCTCGAGTCGTGGCACAGGACGACGCGGGGCTACTGTCGGTCGTTCCAGACAACGGCAAGATCCCGCCAATGGTCGGCGTCCCGATCCACTACGGCGTGCCTGGCATCTCGGCCAAGATCGAGAGCGGGGCACGGGTCCTGATTGGCTTCGAAGGCGGCGACCGCAGGCGACCGATTGCGACCGTGTGGGAGTCGGCTGCGCTGACGGAGCTTCGCATCACGGCCACAGCGAAGGTTGTCCTGACGTGCCCAGACGTGAACATCGGCGACGAGTCCGGCGCGCCCATCGCGCGGCTTGGCGACGTCGTCGAGGTCCTATTCCCGCCGACGGCGATACTGGCTGGCGTGCTCGGCGTCCCGCCTGCTACTCAGCCGATAACCGGGACGCTTACGGTCGTTGACTCGCTCGTCGGCATCATAACCAGCGGCGCGACGAGAGCGAAGGCGTCCTAGTGCTCACATACCTCGGAAGCCTCACGATCGGAGTCGCTATCCCGGTGCTGCTGTCGGCGCAGATGTCGATAACGGCGGCGTTCGGCCCGCTGCTTGTAGAGCTAAACGCGAAGCTTGCGGGATACCTAGCGCTTGCCGTCAAGATCGGGATCAAGCCGCCCTCTCTGTTCGCGAGCATCGACCTAGCAGCGAAGATCGCAGCAAGCCTCAGCGCGGCGCTTGCGGTCGGGTTCACGCCTCCGTCGATCGACTTCTCCGCCAGCGCAGTGGCTGTGCTCATCGCCGACCTCCAGATCAAGATCGGCCTCCTGAACGCCGCTCTAAACCTGGCGCTACAGCTGGGGTCACTCAACGCCACGGCCGGCGTTCACGCGTTCGTTTACGAGGGCACGATCGCCGGATTGCCAGCGGCAATGGGCACGGTCTCCGGCAGCACCGGGCTTCCAACGGGGACCGTCGTGTACGCGCAAATTTTCATGGCGGACGCCTCCGTCACCGCAACCAAAACAGCGCTAAAAACGGTATTCGTCTCCACGTGACAGACTACGGCACCGACGTATCTACCTACCCGGACCTTGATGCGACGTTCGGGCCCATCACCGGCCCGCGTGTCGTCGCCGAGTGCGTGGCGAGGCGACAGGAGCAGGTGCTACGCGGCGCACTGAACGCCGATCTATCTCCGCGCGATCTCCGCGTCGTACAGGCCGCTGTCAGGAACGCGGCCACCGATGACGAGCGCGTAGAAGGCGCGTCGATCACGGTCGAGCTCCTGGCCGGCGGGGTCCTGAGGTGCGCCACCAAGCTGGCACTCGTCGAGGGCGAAACTTTCGACTTCGTGCTCCAAATCTCTGATGTCACCGTCGAAACGATCTTCGGGGTTCAATGACCGTCTCGCTCCTCGATATCGCCAGCCAGACGACGCCAAGTCAGGCGCTCGCGCTGCTCCTGAGCTACCTCACGACGTCGGGGCTACCGGCGACCGCATGGCAGCCCGGCAGCGTTCCGCGGACGCTGCTCGAGGGCGAGTCGATCGCCTATGCGGACGCGATGAATCTCGCGGCTGCAATCGCGAACGGAAACATCCTTGACCTTTCCGCAGGCGAATGGCTCACGCAGCTAGCCGATAGTCACTACGATACGCAGCGGAAGGCCGCCCTGTTCGCGCAGGGCGCGGTGCGGATCACGAACGCAAGCGGCTCGGCTTTCTCGGCTGGCGCTGGCACGCTGCTCGCCGCGTCGACGCAATCGACCACGTCCTTTCGCATCCTCGATGCCATCGTCGGGCTCGCGAACGGCTCCTATATCGACGTCGCGGCGCAGGCCGAGGAGGCCGGGCTCGGCGGCAACGTCGCGGTCAACACGATCACGTCGCTGCTTACGCCGTCCCCTGGGATCTCCGTCTCGAACCCGGGCGTTTCGAGTGTCTGGCTGACGCAGATTGGGACGCGCGACGAGTCCGACTACTCGCTACGAGTGCGCTGCAAAGCGCGTTGGCCGCAGCTTGGCGGCGGCCCAACGCTGGACGCCTACGAGGGCTGGGCGCTGTCGATTGACCAGGTAACACAGGCGCGCGTCTTCCCGAACACAGATAGCAGCGGGTTCGTCAAGGACGGCAAGATCCTCGTCATCGTCGCGGGCGATTCGAACCCGCTTAGCGGACTCGTTGCCGCGGCGGTCGATCTCTACATGACGCCGAAGCTCGGCATTTGCGTGCGAATGTCCGTGAACGTGGCGGCGGCGTACGACCTGCCAGTTGTCGCTACCCTGTACGTGGAGCCGGCGTACTCGGCCGCTGCCGCTGCCGCAGCCGACGCGGCGCTCCGCGCGCTCGTGGCGGACAGGCGGATCGGACAGCGCATCTACCGCGCCGAAATCATAGAGGCGCTCATGTCGGTCCCGGGGGCCGGCAACGTCGTCATCGCGTCACCAGCCACGGACAGCGACGTGCCGCAGACGTCAATCTTGACGCTGCTCACTGCTCCGCTAATCACGGTATCCACGCTCCCGTGACGCTCTACACAGACTGGCAGGCAGACGCCGCGCCGGTATGGCTCCAGCGGGCAAACGGTCGCGCCTGGAACGAGGCACACGGGCTCCTGAAGGATGTCTTCGTCGACGCCTGCCGCGTCGCCACGAAAGCAGGGTGGCCGCTGGCGACGCCCGCTGACGGCTTGCCGTTTATCGGCTCCGAGCGCTCGCTTCCGCAGGTGCCAACCGACACGGAGGACACCTACCGCGACACGCTGCACGGCGCGTGGGACCTCTGGCCGTACGGCGGCACCGAGCAGGGGATTATCGCTGCACTCGAGCGGCGCTGGCCAGCGTGCGCGCCAGACATCCTGACGTATTGGGATAACCCGTCGTACTTCGGCAGCGATGACGCGACGTGGTCGCAATGGCGCCTGCGCGTGACGATGTCCACGTGGGGAGCTCCACAGCTATGGGGCTCCGGCGTGATCTGGGGTGACCCAGATCTCACGTGGGGAATCACCGCTCCAGCGGGCGAGGTCGCAGAGCTTCGGAACATCATCCGCACGTGGAACGCCGGCTATGCGGTCTGTGCCCACTGCATCGTCGAAACACCTGACGGCGACATCGAGATCCAAGTCCAATGACGACGACCATTTACGGCAACCCAGCCACTTACACGCTCGGACAGGCCACGGGGCCGGAGGTTGTATTCCCGGTCAACGGAGAGCCCGTGGACGCTGCCACGGTGGCGACCGCTACCGTGCAAGGCGTGGCCGACTACATCGCCACGACCGCGGACGCGCTCCTACAGCAACAGACTTTCGGGATAGAGAAGATCGTCTCGCACGGCACCGTTGGGTCGCTCAAGGCGCGCACCGGCATGACGGACGGTGATGTTGTGATGCTTCTTGACCCCACGTACACCGGCGGCGGCTCTGGCCTCCTGAACGGCTTCGGGCTCTTCGTTTTCTACACCGGCGCGACGTGGCCGCAGACGACGCACTATGACGGCGTCGGCAACGGCTGGATCGTGATCGAGCCCAACGACGGAACCGGGCGATGGATCAATCTTGCCGCTGGCGTTGGCTGGTACCTCGGCACTGACCCGCTGTTTTCTCCGAAGCCTCTGCCGCGATCGAAGCAGTGGTCATCGGTTGGTACGGTCAACAACGACGTTGACTATACCGGGATCGCGTTCACGAACATCGGCACGGAGATTCTGCTCGGCACCAGCCTGGCCACGTCCTCGGTGATTCATCTTGATTTCGACTTCTCGGTGAAGTCGCCGACGATGGGCACGTCGGGACTTGACGCGGTAATCGAGGTAAGCGCCGGCGGCGGGACGTGGACGCTGGTGCCTGGCACGAAGAAGCCGATCGGCGGCGGAGGCGGAACCGGAGTCAACGACGAGTGGATCCCCGTCCACCTCGGCATCGCCTACACGGCAGCGGGCAACGACACGTACGATTTTCGCGTGTCGCTCAGCGGCGACGCGGCTCAGACGATGACGCTATTTCGAACGTGGTCGGCCCGCGGCACCTCCTACAGCGCAACGTAACCAAAGGCACACATGGCTGAGAGTCTTCTAGAGCGCCTGCTGGCGAATGGCTCGACGCGTCTACAGTCCAACGCGAGCGCGTTCCTATCGGGCGACATCACGCTACAGCAGGGCACGAACGTCACGCTCTCGCAGCTTGGCCAGGTGGTGACGGTAGACGCGTCTCTCGCCGCGCTAACGCGTCTGCGCGCTAACGCGTCGCCGTTCATCTCCAGCGACGTGACGCTCGCGAACGGCGCGAACATCACGCTGACGCAGGTGGGCTCGACGATTACCGTCGACGCGGCCGGCGGCGCCGCCCTCCCGTCCCCGTACACCGCAACGCTTGTCACCTACGACGGCGTCGCGGACAGCCTGCTGATTACGGGGCCGAGCGGCGCGTATACGACGTCTGACCCGCCTAACGTGGTCGTCCGCGGGCGCGACAATACCGACACGAGCTCCAACAAAAACGCCGGTGATGCCGTGCTGATCGGTGGCGACCTCGCGGCTGGCAACACCAACGGCGGGGGTGGCGGGAACGCCATCGTCAAGGGCGGCGCTGGCGACATCGCGGGGAGCGCGGTCCTACAGGGCGGGCTCACTTCGACCGAGGGGGCGACGGCCGGGAACGCGACGCTCCAGGGCGGGAGCGGGCCAGACCACACGTCGCTCACCAACGTCACAGGCGGCGAGGCTGGTGTGTACGGCGGGACCGGCAAGGGCTCAGGCGACGGCGGCAGCGTGCTGCTCGCCGCGGGCTACTCGTACACCGGCTCAGGCGGCCTCTTGCAGGCCACCGGCGGCTCGAGCGGCGACGCGGCGGCAGGCGGGAACGCCTACTGGCGCGCTGGTGACAGCGCGTACGGCACAGGCGGAGCCGCCGAGACGATTGGCGGCTCCGGCGGCACCGCGGGCGGGACGTGCTCCGTGCGCGGCGGACTCGGCACAGCCGGCGGCAACGGCGGCGCGTGCTCGGTCGCAGGCGGCGCCGGCAACGGCTCCGGCAACGGCGCTTCTTGCTCCGTTGCCGGCGGGGCTGGCGGCACGACCGGTGCGGGCGGCGCGCTCGCGTTGGCAGGCGGCGCGGCCGGCGCAAGCGGGTCCTCGCTGGCAGGCGGCAACGCCTCGCTGACGGGCGGAGCAAGCGCAGGCACAAGCGGCACGGGCGGGCACGCGACGGCCACCGGCGGCAGCGGCACGACCGGCGGCGACGGGCGTCTACAGGGTGGCGCAGGCACGACCACGGGCGGCAGCGTTCTACTGACGCCTGGCGCTGGCTCGGGCTCCACGCTCGGGCAGACACGCGTCACGCGAGGTGCGTTCACGGTCGAGGAGTCGACCGCTGTCGTGAAGCAGCGCTCGGAGACGTGCGCACCGCTCACCACCGCGACCGTCACCCCGACGCTCGTTTACACCTACACGATGGGCACGTCTGAGAGCGTGTCGATTGTGGTCACCGCGACCGCAGACAACGGCGCCACGACGGGGGAGGTGGTCAAGAAGGCGCTGTTCCGTCGGGTCTACGGCGACGACGAGGATTACGCCACGGCGCAGGGGAACGGAGCGGCGTACGACGCGTCCGTACCTGTTTTCAAGCTCGGGCACGACGTCACGATCGAGGCCACGACTACCGGGTTTGAGGTCAAGGTCGTTGCCGCCTCGTCTGGGTCCACACTGTGGGCGGTCGCTGTTTCGATCGTCTCGCGCACGGGGCCGGTGTGATTTTCCGGTGGGCAGCTGAGGCGCGGCCGTTTCAGCCGTCCGACCTCGGCTCAACGAAGCTGCGCTTTTGGATCCGCCCTGAGTCCACGATGTGGACGACGTCCGGCGGCTCGACTCTCGCGGTCGCCACGGACCCGATAGGCAAGGTATTTGACGAGTCCGGCAACGGCCTCGACGTAACTCAGCCGACGAGCGGCAAGCGCCCGACGCGGCGGACGAATGGCGGCATCGCGCTCTCTGGTGACCAGTGGCTCGTTGGTGTCGCGCTGGGCGCGTGGGCCGCTGACTACTGCGTCGGCGTCGTCGCCAAATCCACCTCGTCGTCGTCGTACGAGCGCATCACCGAGGTCGACTACTCCGTGGGGCACGCCATCACGATGCTCAACGACGCGTCGGGGCAGAGCAAGGCCGCGGTTGCTGACAGCGGAGCGCCGTATGGGCTCATCAACACAACGTCGCTCGGGTCCTCGATTCGCACGCTCTTCGACTCGCGCGTTGGCACCACGCACGCGTACTCGGTCGACGGCGGGACGGCTGTCACCGCAACCGTCACGGGCGCCGCGCTCAACAACGGCGCGTTCTATCTGGCCGCTCTCCCGAGCGCGCCTGGTACGCCGTATTCGATGGTCGGCGACCTGCACGAGGTGTTCGTTGTCGCGAGCCCGACGGCGGACGACCTCGCCAACCTCAAGGCGTACCTCGCGGCCCGCGTCGCCAGCGGGGTCTACTCGTTACGTGCTGTAGAAAGGAAACACCAATGCCCACTGACGCCATCGACCTTGCTCCGCTTCACGACTCGATTTCCAAGGCCCTCATCACCGCGACGCGAGCCGACGAGACCGCGACCAAAGCTCTGGAAATCAGCACGTCCACACGCGGAGAGGTCAACGACCTGCGAGGCTCGCTTCAGCGCACAGAAATCGGACTCATCGAACATCGTGCGAAAAGCGAGGAGCGCCACACTGAGACGCTCGCAGCAATCGAGGGAGCCCGCGCGAGCGACAAGACGCTTTCCGAGAAACAGGCCGTGCTCGAAGGCAAAATCAGCAACGCCGACGTGGGCAAAATCGCGGGCGGCGTCACCGCGCTGCTCCTCGCCGTCGCTGGCGCCGTGACTCTCGCCGCGACGCAGCTAGCCCCGGTGCTACCGAGCGTGATTCAATCCCGCTACGGGCAGCCCGCTGTGGTCGTCACCGTGCAGCCCGCGCCGTCGGCGGCCCCGGCGGTGTCACGGTGAGGCGCCTGTTCGTCGTGGCGCTCGCGCTCGCGTTGCCTGCCTGTGGTCACGGCGCGAAGGCGTGCGCAGTGGTCGACGTGGCGCACGAGTCGTGCAGGGTCGTTCGGTACTTGGCTCCGGACGGCACGGCCGAGGAGCTGTCGGCAGGGGACCTCGCGGGCCTTGCCGCTGCCAAGAAGGCCGCTCGCGCGAAGGCCACGCCGTGACGCTCCCCGGCCAAAAAGGCCTTGGCTACAAGCCCGACGCTGCCGACGCGCGAGACTACAAATACGGCGCCAGCGCCGCGCCAGACCTCCCGAGCGAGCTGTTCACTGCGCCGGACCTCTCGAGCTACGTCGGCCGCGTGCGCGACCAGGGCGGCACATCGAGCTGCGTAGGCCAGGCGCTCGCCGCGGCTATCGAGATTACCTCGCTGGCTCGCGACGGCGCTCCGCTGCACGCGTCCGCACAGTGGCTCTACACCGTGGCGCGCGAGGCTGAGGGCCACAAAACGATTGCCGACGACGGCTCGTTCCCGCGCCTCGCGATGCAGGCCGCCAATCTCCGCGGCGTGCTCCCCGAGCGCGCGTTCCCATTCTCCGAGGAGGCAATCACCGAGCGCCCGTCGCCTAGCGCGAGCGTGTCGGCGTACGACCTCCGAGGGCTCCGGTTCTACCGGGTCGACTCCTACGGCTCCGAGCGAGTCGAGGCGCTAGACGACGCGCTACGGCGCGGCTGTGCCGTCCTATTCGGCGGCCCCGTCTCGGCGCAGTACCCGCACAACGAGGGCGACGTCATCGACACGATGGGCACGAGCATTGGCGGGCACATGCAGGCCCTGGTGCGCTGCGGGTCGAGC